CTGGTTGGAAATCACCCTTTAAATCAACAACCGCCAAAGCGTCGGCTCTAGATTCTGCCGTGTTAATTAAGTGGGTTGTTATTTCTTCATTTGTGATACCAGGGATTGAAACTAAATTATATGGTACAAATTCTGGATCTCTAACAATATCAATAGCCTCTTTTAAACTGTTAAATGCATAGCTATTAACTTCTGTTTTGCTGGTTAAAAGTGTATTTCTGAAGGGATCCTTCTCAGTGATGTCTAATCCATCTGAACCGCCGTACATGGGCATTGTGAAGCGATCGACGCCAGCGTCGATTGTTCCAGAATAGCCTGAAGTGGCAGAAATGGAAACACCATCGTGTCTTGAGCCTGAAACCCAAGCTAAAGTTCCTGTTGCACTCCCTGTAACCTCGTCAAGTGTGAAGATGAATTGGAAATCTGTTTGATCTGTTGTGTCTAATTGGCTTGACAAACCATCAGATTTGTTTCTATTAAGGTCAGCAAAGTCTCTATTAAACTTATTACTTGTTTTTGACCTGCCTGACCAGACTCCCCAGTAGGCGTCTCTTTGGTCACCCAAGCCGTCCTGGGTGCCTGACAATCTAAGCTCGTGAGAGGGAAACAGTAATTTGACCTCTGGAGCGTATGATCCTGTTCCTACGCCAGAGCCAGTTACAAGAAGCTCGCCATTACCATCTAAAGCCGTATCCAGGAACTGTTTAGCACCTAAAACGAATGCATTATTTGCAAAAGCTGAAGCAACATTTGATGTTGCATTAACAGTCACATCGTTGTATTTTAGTGGTCCGTAGAATCCAAATGGAATTAATTCTTCATTAAACTCATCAGCGTCCATCTCAACTCTAATATATTTTGAGCTATTTGGGTATTCACCTTTTGTCTCCAATCTTCTTGTTGTAGAATTGAACTCAACAGTTGAGTCTCCGATTTTTCTTGCAATATAGTCTGCTGAACTCGCATCTAAATTACAGTTACTAAATCTTTCAATAATGATTGGGGCTGCGTCAGTGTCACTGGCACGACGAACTAAAACATCAAATCTGCCATATTTATTAAACTGGTCTTGTGAGTAATTAATGTTTGCGATTGATACTTTAAGATTGTTTTGCGCCCATTCAGCATGATCTAAAGCGTGAAACTTGAAAAGTTTTGTTGTGCTCGCAGTGTAATCATAACTTGAAGTTATCCCTAAATCTTGACTAAACACCCATCCAGTGGCAGGGTTGTTTCGGGTGGTACCACTCTCAAAAGCGATCTGTCTAGATCCGTGTGCTATGGTGTTACCCGCTGATCCAGAAGCAAGCGGCAAAACAACTCCTAAATAAGAGCCACCAACCGCGCTGGAATGATTATTTGCCTTAGAAGCTGAGCCAGTTACAATTTTCCTAGCGACTTTCTGATTAAATTCGTTTACAAAAGTTTCACCTAGCCAATATCTTTCTTTCTGCCCAGCCTTTGTTATAGTGCCATTTGTGAGAACTGGATTCGTGTTAAACACGTTTCTAATGTAGTTTTTGTTATTCTCATCTAAAGAGAACGATATTGTTCTGTTTGGGTATGCAGAAGAACCAGAAATTTTAACTGTAAAAACGTCACTGGAGTCTCCTGCTACAAAACGTGCAATGCCTTGGTTGTCAGTAACATTGTTACCGCCAGTATCTTCACCAACCATTGCTACAACACCATCTTCAACATACCAAACTGCAACTAAAGAGCCGGTTGCGAAGCCTGGTGCTACGGGGTCTTTAGTTCCACTTAATTGGTTTGGTACAACAAACAAGCCCCAAGCTGAACCAGTAGTTGATGTCGCAACAGGGGTTTGATCAATATTGTAAGCATCTGTAACTTGACCTGTTAATTTATAACCCGCTTTACCAGCAGACTCCGCTGCAACATTTTCAGAACCTAAAAGACGAACGTATGTGCATGTTGATGAGTTTCTTAGCCAAGCCTGCGCAGCATAAGTACCATAAGTTGGGGTTTGTTCATTGCCATTGCGCCACACATCTGTTGATTTTCCACCAGGGACAGGCTCACCATATAGTTGAACAAACTCTGCAAACGAATCAACCATAACAGGTCTCATCGCTGGACCATATTTGGCTCGACCGATGAAAAGAGGACCAATGTCCGCTGGTTCATTTGGTAGTTGTGAATTGTCTATTTCGTTCAGGAAAACACCGGGCGAAATAAACTTAAATTTTCTGGCACTCATAAATTATCTCCCAATTAGCTACAGTAAATAGTTTTAAAATATGCCAAAAACTATGATCTATAGCCATCGTCGGAGAATTCATTGATGTCACCCATCATAACGTGTTCTCTGGGGAAACGAACTTCAACAAAGTTTTCTCTTCTCGCAACTTGAGGACCTTTTTGGTTAGGACCGGCTCCCATTAGATACCCAATTACTCTAATTGTGATTTGGGATTCATATATTTTTTCGTTATTGCCAAGGTTGCTAATATTATTAGTGATCCCAAAGCTCATATCTAAGAAAGCCTCATAACTATGTCCATCACTGTCAATCATAAATTGATTCACATTATTATTAAACACGGCGAATGGTTGTAACATATCATTTATCTGTTGTTGGTATTCTGCGCGTAAATTTATTTTATAAGTCATATCGTGATAGATCGGCAATGGCACCGTAGCATATTCATAAACAACTTTTTCATTTTTGAATTTAAAATTATTTTGCTTATAAAGTCTTAAACTATTGGCATTAGCAAAATTTTTAGTTTTAGATTGTTTAACCTTTTTTGCAATCACTAAAGTAGTACCATCCTTTCCAGCAAATAATTTAGCGGGAATCGGGGAATCGGATGGTGCTGTTTGGTTTATAGCTGTTCTCTCAACAGATATCATGGGGAATTTAAGTGATTCAGTTCCAAGTTCGCGCATTTCCCGATCATCTTTAATTTGGAATGCTCTTTCCTGTGTTAACCAAATAATTGGCACTTTTCTCCAGCCGTCGTTTCTTGTTGCAAATACATTTATAGTTTCATCTAGCCAGCCATACAATGCCATATCAACTGTTTCAAAACTTGATGGTTTTAAATTGTCATATTGCACAGGGTAGGCGGCTTTAAACAGTTCATCTGTATTTTTACACGGGTAAAATTGCCCGTCCTCTGTATGCGTGCCAGTGCAACCAAGTTCGTCGGCTTTTTTTAAAGCATCTCTGAAATTGTTATATTTATAGTTTTCTTCAATATACTTTGGTAACATGTGTTATTCCTATGGGTTGAATTTTCCTTCTCTTGCCAGAATACAAGTCGCACTAACCTCAAAACTCTTATCTGTTTGATCAAACAACAGCTTCGGTTCGCTTAATTCAACAATCTCATAGTCAAAATCGCCATAGCGAACAAAATCACCAACACGAGCATAAAGATTTTGATCCTCAGTTAAACGCCTTTTATGAAAATCAACAACTATTTGTGGTCTTCTATCGATACCATATTTAGTAGACTCTGTTTTTGTACCTTTCCAACTTACACGGCTATAAACTCTAATCGGTGGCAAATAAGTCTTTTCTATTGCTTCGCCATAGAGTGGATGATAGTTGGAGTGTTCTCTTGAAACAGGGAAATAAAGAATTTGTTGTCCAACAACTCGCTCAATTACTTCATCGTTAATTTGTTTAATAAAATCAGCTTCTTTTTGCCCCGTAAATAATGGTGGGGGTGGTGCATCTGGTCTTGTCCATTTATCATCAGCCATTCTTTATTATCCTACAAATAATGGAACTGGCACCTTGCTTAAAGTGTCAGTGGTTGTTTTTGTCATATTGGCGTCTTTTGTCAATAACTTCTCATAAGTTAATTCATCTAAGACTGTCTTAAGTTCTGTTCTTAAATCACCCATTTCTTTTGCTGCTTCTGATAAGAGTGAAGTTGCGTTAAGCGTAATATTCCCACCTGGGAGTGGAACAACCCCACCCAATTTACCTCTAATCTGACCAAGCATCTCTTTGCACAATGCTAACGCAAATCTACGAATCCACTGCTTACCAATTGAGTTAATTGATG